GATGCAGTAGTTGCTACAGAAATAACACCACTTTCTACACCATTAAAAATAAACTGTTCACCAGCAACAAAATTACCTTTAGTATTATATGCTGTTACATCTGTTGAACTACTTACACCATATCTCAAATATCCAGTAGCTCCACTAGATTTTCCTTTGATATGAGTAGGAACAGTTAATGTTGTTGGATTATTTAAAGCAATATTAGTATATGGTTGAATATCATATAAAGCAATATCCCATTCATTTAAATCTGTATTATTAACATCATAAGAACCAGATTCTAAAGCAAAATCATATACACGTGCCAATCCTATCTCTTTACCAGCCGCAGTTGTACCTGCAGCACCAACTCTTTCATCCCTTAGACTTACAGTGTAGTCTGTACCAATTCCTATGGAAGGAGAACCAGAAACTCTATTCAAAGTAAATGTGGGACCAGTAACATAATTAATACTTTGTCCTTCTAGGAGTTTAGTAGTTCTTGGTTTTTTAAAATCTAAAAACGCTGGAACTATGGTTTCTACTTCATATCCTCTAATATACGCTTTTCCTGGTGAAATCCTATAAGTTCCTAAATCAGGATCTGGTGTATTGTTATTATATGTTATTTGATCTGAAGTAAATACTCCATTATTACCTTCAAAATCATTTAAAGTATTTCTTGCAGTAATAGTAAAAGGTTTTACATAATAATTACCAGACTCATCAAATGTCCTTCTAGCAAATTCATTAGATAAATCATTATATTGTGGTTTATCAATCACAGAAGCAACTGAACCATTCCTAATCTCCATTATTTCTATGAAATTAGGAGCTTTATCCTCTAATAAAGGTACTGCTTCTAATCTCAACTCCATACGTAATCTATCAGCACCAGGAGCTGTGTAATTACTAAATCCAGCTGCATTATCATTTAATTTTGAATTAATATCTGAATTTATAATATCCTCATAAACTCTAAGTCCAACTCTAACACTTACATCATTAGTATATGGATTTATTATAAGTGTTTGTTGCTTAACATCTATAAAATATCCTCTAGCAAAATAGATACCAGCAGATAAAACAGCAGCACATCCAAGATAATTACATGCACCAGAATGTAATTGAGCTAAAGGTTCTCCTACTTGAAAAGTTATACCATTTCTAGAAGTAAAAGATTCTCCATCTAAAAGTAAACTTTCTCCAGATATAAACTGATCATTATTATCTACTCCACTATTTAAAAAATTAACAAATAAAGTATAAGTTCCATCTTCTGCTATATTAGGTAAGTAAGATGTGATCTTAGCCTTTATACCTGACTGACTACCAACTACAGTTTTTCCTCTAACATTAAATAAATAAGACTTTACATCATAACCCTCATTGGAGGATTGAATTAAAATAGAATTATATCCATTTGTAAATTTTACACCTCCACCAGTCACAGAACTTCCTTCTTTGAAAGCATGACTTCCAAATTTTTCAATCTGATCTTGTAATATAGATTGTATACCTGTTAATTCCCTTGCTTGAACAGGATATCCTGGTTTAAATAAAACCTTATAATACTTATCACTTCTATCAAAATCATCAAAATAAGGAGCGACGTTTAAATTTGTTTCCTGTGGCATGATTCTTTAGAATTGCAAAATGACTTTGATATCTTCTCTTTGGTTAGCAGACCTAGTAATAGAAGGTCTATTATCCACATAGATAATGGTTCCAGAATATTTCTCTACTTCAGGATTAGCAACACCTTCAGTAAAACTCTGTCCAAGGTAATATGTTCTATTATTTATTACAGTACTTATACCAGGATTACCTGATTTTCCAAAACTAGTATCTATTCCTAAAGTACCTTGATTACTAGCAATATTCAAATTACCTCCACTATCAGGAGTTGATGTAAATCTATGTAGAGCAAATCCATAAGTAGGATCTGTTTTCAAAGAACCATCACTATTAAATCCAACCAAACTCTTATCTTGCCAATATTTTAAAACTCCAGTTGTTTGATCATAAGATACTACTCTACCAACTGCAGTAGAACCAACACCAATAGTTTGGGTTATGTTTCCATCTACATTAAATGTTGCTGTAGTATATCCAGCTCCAGTTAATTTTAATGCATATAAAGCACTAGCTTTGGTTAAAGATAAATTTGAAGTAGAATCATAAGCTTGAGGATTTTCTACAATTCCTATTCTAGCAATTTGGTTGCCTGTTATAAAATCAGGGTTTTCTGCATCATTTTCAATTTTAGAATATACTAAAACATTACTAGCACCCAATTCCCTATAGATGTCTGCTCCATGTCCATCCTGAGGTGGGATAATAACATTAAATACTGGATTAGTAGTTCCTACAGGAACACCTCCTTTTACCAAATCTAAAGTACCATAAGTATATCCTGTACCACCTTTAGAAATATCTACTGATTCAACTTTAGCATCATTGTTGATAACAACAGTTGCTTCTGCTCCAGTTCCATCACCACTGATAGGAACATTAGTATAAGTTCTATTAGCAGTTCCTATACCAGATCCTCTATTAGTAATAGTTACAACTTTTAATTGACCACTAGTTGATGCATTATTTCTCACTGGAGCATTAGCTGTGCTAGTCTCCCAATCATCAGGAACAGGTATAAAATTAGTAGAATTGAATTTTATAATATCATTTGGTTTGATGGTATAAAGATATTTCCAAAGATATCCATCACCACTATCACCTGCTGATTTAGGTTCTAAATCTGTAAATGTAGGTTCATCTAGAGAAGGTCTACCTGTGACATTTTCTGGATTTGTTCCATTCTGCAGACAAATATAAACCTTATAATCCTCATTTACTACAAAATATTTTGAAGCATATAAATTAGTAGCTCCTGATGGTTGTGCTACATTTGTTCTACTAATATCTCCCCTATACATGTCATATGTCACACCTGATGTCCAAGTATACCTATGAACCATTCTACGCACATCAGAAGATGTTATCTTCTTCAATGCAATCATAGTATCCCAATAATCCTCTTCTTGGTCAAAACTATCCTTTGGTGCAGGAGGGTTTGTATCCCAAGTAGAGGAATAATTAGTAGCATTAGGTAAACCAACAAAAGAATAATAAGAATTAACTGAAGAAGTTGCTGTTGCAACAAAATTCTTCGCGTTCAATATTCTAAGTTGATCAGTTATAATGGCGGACATTTTACAATTTTTTAGTTATTTATTACATTAAATGCTATGCTATGTTCACAGTCTTTAGACTTCCATCATTTTCTACTAATAGTCTATATCTAGTTCCATTTGCAGAAGTTAATATGACTCCAGCAGCAGTGCTTACACCAACATAAGCATCATTTACAGCATTGATGCCAGTAGTGCTAATAGTAACTCCATAACCAATTACTGCTTCTCTCATGGAAGCAATACCAGTCATTCTCATACCACCTTCACTATTGAAGGTATTACCAGTTCCTACTGTAGATATACCAACAACAGAGAAATGATTACCAATACTTACATCACCAACAAATGTACTTATACCACCTGCATTGACACCTCTAGTGCTAACATCATCTCCAAGTTTAGTACTGTTACCAGCACTCACTAAGGCAGTAAATGTAGATGCTCCAGATACATTAACTTGAACTGCATTAAGAGCAACAGATGTAAATGAAGATATACCAGTAACCTTTAATCCACCTGTTAAAGTGGTCTCTCCAGTAATACTACCCCCACCAGTAACAACTAATCCACTACTTACAGTTAAACCACCACCAATATTTCCACCACCAACAACAGTTAACTTAGATGTAACTGTAGTAGTTCCTATACCAACACCTCTTGCTACAGTAGTAATACCTGTAGTATTTGCATTCCAATAAGAAGATATACCAGTTGTCTCTAGAGCAGTAATAGTAACTTGTCCAGATGCACCACTAACACTTATATTATCACCTGCAGCAATTGCTGTTACAATTCCTGGTGCTAGATTAGTTCCATCACCACAAAGAGTATCTC